AGAAGAAATGATGGTACTAACGAAAGAAGATGTATTGCTATTGGTGAAACAACCTCATCGTGGAGTTATGCTACTGTTCATGTTCACAAGGTGCATGGTGCTGGTTTCTACAGCTCAGCTATAGATTGGGTTGGAGATTGGAATATAGCACAGACAACAAGCACATCTTACTTTACAAAAAATCCTACAACAAACTTTAATGACGGCGGATCGCAAACATTTGAAACTAATGGTATAGGAGAAGCTAATCATTGGTTTGGATCAACCTCTGTAAGATCTCCAATATTCTATGATTTAGATGATACTAATTACTTTTTAAATCCAGCGGGTACAGGCACAGCATTAAAAGTTGCAGGTAATGTCAATGCAGGTGGTAGCATACTTGGTCAAGGTAATCTAAATCTTAGATCATATAATAATACTGGTCAAGGTATATTCTTTAGAGATGGTTTTGAATATGGAGATAATAATCCATATAATTTATCTATAACAATATTTAATGATGGCGATGGTTCATCTGACGCTTTAGAAATAAATGCGTTTGATGGTATTTATTTTAATACCGGTTCTGGAACACAAAACATTAGAGCAAAGATTGATAGTGGTGGTTTAGCTACTTTTTATGGTGATTTAGATGTAGGTGGATTAAGAATAGTAGGTGATAATGATTCTACTGACCAAGGTAAAGCTTGGATTAGATCTAACGGTGATTATATAGTAATTAACCCAGCAGATGGCGAACACCTTTATTTAAACTGGGATACTGGTGCTAGTGGTGGATCTGGCCACGTCAAAGTAAATCAAATTGTTTACGCTAGTGCGTTTTACGACAGAAATGATAGTGCATATTATTTAGATCCAGCTAACACAAACATATCACTAAATGTAGCAGGTAAGGTTAAAGCTGCAGGTGGTTTTACAGTAGATGGTCATGGTAAATTTTACTCATGGAGAGCTTTAGAAAACACAGGTAATAGTAGTAATCAATACCACAAAATAGCTAGAATTACAGGTGGTCAATCTTCAAGATTTATAATTGAATTAGCAGGTAGAAGTACATCTTATGGTGATACTGCTTTGCCAGCTTTTGGTAAAATTGTTGGTCAATTAAATAATGACAATAATTACGATATAGTTTATTATAATGCTAGCGCCACAGATGAAGTTGTTGATGAGGTTGGTCAAGTTGATGTAGATAATAGTAGCACAGATATATATGTTAGAACTGCACAATTCTCAGAACTAAGTGCTACAGGACATATAAGTGACGGTACAATAGTCCCAACGTCTGGCCTTCCTCAAAATGGTAGTGTTTCAGCACCTACTAACTATGTGCAAGCTACTGAATATAAATTATGGAACACTGGCAACGATGGTTCAGGTTCAGGTCTAGATGCAGATTTACTAGATGGCCAACACGGTAGTCATTATTTAGCATACGGTAATTTAACAGGCGTTCCAAGTACATTTACGCCAGCAGCACACACGCAAGCTATATCAACTATAACTAATCTACAAACTTCATTAGATGCCAAAACAGATCTTAATGATATAAGATCTTTAGGTAATCAAGCTTTTACAGCAGGCTCAAACCCAAATATAACAACAACTCAACTTATTGGTGAAATAGAAAGTGATGGAGGTTTTGATAGTTATTCTTCTGTATTTAAAACTTCATGGAGTTACGCAGGTAATTATAACTTAAGTGACGCTGGTAGATTTACAGAAACAGCTGGTACTTCTTGGATAACTTGGACAGATAATTCAAGTGATTCAGTAAGAGGTAACATAACAGCTTTAGCAATTGCACCTAACACTGGTGGTTCTGCAGGTAAAGTATTTATATATAATGATCAAGGTGGTAGTTACGCACCTGGTTGGAGAGAAGTTTGGACAAACACATCTGACGGTGCTGGCTCTGGATTAGATGCAGATAAATTAGATGGTCAAGAAGGTTCACATTATTTAGCTTATGGTAATTTAACAGGTGTTCCAAGTTCGTTTACTCCAGCGCAGCATACACAAGCGTTTAGCACGATAACAAGTACACCTACAACTTTAGCAGGTTATGGTATAACAGATGCAGCACCTTCATCTACAACAACTACTGCAAATAATGCTTTACCAAAATCTGGTGGCACTATGACAGGTGATATAGTCATGCAAGATGAAATGGTTGATTTTGCAGCTGGTAATCCTGAGCTTCCAAACTTTAAAGGTAAAAGAAGTAATACTAGACTTAACGATAGAGACTGGAACACTGAGGGTGCTTGGTCTTACACTACATTTGAAAACCAAACAACAGATAGACCAAGAGATGGTTTACATAATGGTAATGGTTTATTAACTTTTAACACGCATAGTGGTGATAGTACTAACAACTACATGCACCAAATGGCTTTTTGTACTAGTCCTGGTACATTACATCATAGAAATAGAAGTGGTGGAAGTTGGGGATCTTGGTATGAAATAGCTCAAACAAATAGATCTCTTACTGGAGATCTTAGACCAACAATACTTTATGACGCAGATAATACAGGATATTATGTAAACCCTGCAGCTGGTTCTAAACTAGTTTATTTAGGCTTAGCAACCGATCCTAACACGTCTGGTAATTATAGACTTAATATGGGTGGTTCTATTGATATGAACAACAACAACATTGATTATGTAAATCAATTGCATTTTGGCGGTAATGTGAGGTTTTATGATGAGTCAAATGATAGCACTCTATATTATAAATACGGCGATACTGGATACGGTCAAATTAAGTTCCAAGATGGTAATGGAACTGCAACAGGTACTCTTTATGCTCAAAGTGGATATTTTGGAACATTATCTCCTGATCAAACCTGGGCAGTACAAAGTAGCAATACTCTTACAAATATAACACATGAAGTTAGATCACCTAAATTTGTAGATCAAAACGACACTAATTATTATTTAGATCCTGGAAATACTGGTACTTCATTAAATGTAGCTGGACATATTTACGCAGCAGGTGTTGTACAATCAACAACAACAGTGTTAGGTAATACTATTATATGTCTTAACGGATCTGGTAGCGGTATTCATTTAAGACAAAGCGGATCAACAAATGTAATAGCTAAATTAGATGGTAGCACAGAAAGTACACTAGAAGTTAATCATATTAAAGGTTTAAAACTAGATACTACCAACTCACAAGTAATAGGTTACAATACCACTAACTATGGAAACGCGTACGGTTATTTAGGTGTTGATGTTAATGGTAAACTTGGTGTTATAGAAAAAGAAATTACATTTAGTATCGAGGGTACTGGTTGGGTTGGTAGACATAGTAACCCAGTTAAAATATTAGATGCGCCAGGTGCTGATAAAATGATTGTTGTTCAAGAGATAAATATATTAATAAACTACACTGCTCCACTAGGTATTGGCGCTAATGGTATCTGTCAAACAAACGATAACACAGCTTATATGGTAGGTTTTTATCAAGGTAGTGGTACAAACGGAAACTTTACAGTAACAGGTGTTATGCCTAGACATACTATGCAGAATACAACAACTACTAATGATAGAATAGTAAATAGAGATGTTCCTGTTGAAGGAACTAAATTATATCCTAATAAAGCTTTATATTGGAAAACAACTAGAAACGCTGGTTCTTCTTTTGGTCAATATCCTGGTGCTCAACATATAGTTAAAGTTAGGTATAGAATAGTAGATGTATCTACAGAATTTACAGGCGCATACGCTAGCGCTCAAAATATTAACTCAAGCAGTATAACTAGCATATCACAAGCGTACTAGGTAAAAAGTGTGAAATTAGCGTAATAATATAAACATAGAAAAAACTTAAAATTAAAATTATGGCAATTACTTATACATGGAAAATTACGGGTGTTAAAAAAGCACCATCACTAGACGGTTTGTCTAATGTAATAACTCACGTAAATTTTGATTACACAGGTTCAAAAGGATCTGGAGCTAATAAAAAACAATCAACATTTCATGGTGCATGTCCTGTTGGCGCTCCTGATTCAGAAAACTTTATTGATATTGATAAAGTAACAGAAGAAAATGTTATTGATTGGGCTAAAGCAAATCACCCAGTTGATCACATGAACGAAGTTATAGGAAAGAAGATAGCAGAAATGGAAGCTCCTACAAACGTAGAAGTTACATCTAGTGAGTTATCTTGGTTACCTGTAGCTGAAACACCTGAAGGTGCACAACCAGAAGGAGAATAAATATTTTTTAACTTAAATTAAATAAAATGGCAGACGTAAAAATAGAGGACATCGCTCAAGATGTAAAAAAGATTACTGAAGAAGAACTTAAATCAGTTCAAGAAAAGGTAGGTAGAATTAATAATGCTCAAATGCAAGTTGGTGGTTTAGAAGTGCAAAAGCACATAGCTTTACACCAAGTAACTAACCTACAAGACGAGTTACAAGCATTACAAAAAACACTAGAAGATAAATACGGAAAAGTTTCTGTTAATTTACAAACTGGTGAAATTACTGAATTACCTGAAGATGAAGCTGATAAGAAAGATTAGTATTGGTAAAGATTATAAAAACGAAGCTATGCATTACTCCGTAGATCAAGAGGTTTACGGAGGACATGTAATAGACTGTATTATTGAAGAAGATGATAAGTACAGTGTATTTATTAAAAAAGGTGATGATGTATTACCTTGGAAAGATTTTAATAAAAACATGGCTATAGCTGTTGAATATAATTTAGAGTATTAATGCGAGGACTTTATTATTTTGTAGTAAAACCAGTAGAATCAAGATACAATAACGTTAAAAAGATAGGTGATAAAAACCTTATTACCAATACTGAAAACTTTACACATCAAAACGTAAATAGAAACGCTATAGTTTTATCGACACCAAAAGGTGTTGAAACAAACATAAAAGTAGGTGATGAAATAATTATTCATCATAATGTTTTTAGACGTTGGAAAGATGTTAGAGGTGTAGAGCAAAACAGCAAAGGTTATTTTAAAGAAAATGAATATTTTGTTCAACTAGATCAAATATATTTATATAAACAAGATAACAAATGGAAATCAATAAATGATTATTGTTTTGTTAAACCAATACATGCTATCAGTGATTACAGTATAGAAAAAGAACAACCGTTAGTTGGTATTTTAAAATACACTAACAATAGTGATGAATTAAAAACGTTAGAAGTAGGAGATTTAATTGGGTTTACGCCGAGAAGTGAATACGAGTTTATTATAAACAATGAGCGTTTATATAGAGTATTAACAAAAGCAATTACAATTAAATATGAATATCAAGGAAAAGAAAAAGAATATAATCCAAGCTGGTTATAAAGCTGTAGAAGAATTAGTTAAAGTAGCTAAAGAACCTATAGTTGATAGTGATGATGATATATCTGCTGATAGATTAAAAAACGCTGCTGCTACTAAAAAGCTAGCTATATTTGATGCTTTTGAAATACTAAATAGAATACAAAACGAAGAAGCAATACTTGAGGGTAAAGTTGTAGAAGAAGAAAAACCTAAAAGCTTTAGTGGTTTTGCTGAAAGAAGATCTAAATAATGTATAATCAAACGTTGTATAAAATTATTGAGCCAATAAAGTTAAATACTATAAAAAGGCTTAATAAACTTAAGAAATGGGATTACGGTTATAATAAAGAGTACGATGTTATTGTAATTAGCAAAACTGGACAAATAGGTGATATATACGAAATACAAAATTTAAAAATAGCTTTACCTAAAACACCTAAAAAAGTACATAAGTTTAGTAAAGATACTTGGGAGGTAACTGATTATCCAAAAGAGTTGCAAAGAATAAAAACTATTTTTGATTGGAGAGATTATCCTCAAGATTTTAAAAACAAATATATTGATTATATAGAAAATGAATTTAGAAAAAGAGAAAATGGTTTCTGGTTTTATAACAAGGGTAATCCTACTTACATTACTGGGACTCATTATATGTACTTGCAGTGGTCCAAGATTGATGTTGGGAAGCCAGACTTTCGAGAAGCAAATAGATTATTCTACATTTTCTGGGAAGCTTGCAAAGCGGATACCAGATGTTACGGAATGTGCTATCTTAAAAATAGAAGATCTGGGTTCTCCTTTATGGCATCAGGGGAAGTTGTTAATATGGCAACCATATCAAGCGATGCTAGGTTTGGAATATTATCCAAGTCTGGGCCCGATGCAAAAAAGATGTTTACTGATAAAGTCGTTCCAATATCCGTTAACTATCCGTTCTTTTTCAAACCGATACAAGATGGTATGGATCGACCAAAAACCGAACTGGCCTACCGCGTACCTGCATCCAAGCTTACTAGACGGAACATCACGAGTACGAGTGAAAGGCCCGAGGAGCTCACGGGACTGGACACTACCATCGATTGGAAGAACACAGGTGACAACTCCTACGACGGAGAGAAGCTTAAACTCCTCGTCCATGATGAGTCGGGGAAATGGGAGAGGCCGAACAACATCCTCAACAACTGGAGGGTCACGAAAACAACGTTAAGATTAGGTAGTAGAGTAATTGGTAAATGCATGATGGGCTCGACTAGCAACGCTTTAGATAAAGGTGGTGCTGAGTTTAAAAAGTTATATAATGATTCAGATGTCACAAAAAGAAACCGCAATGGACAGACTAGCTCGGGATTATATAGTTTGTTCATACCTATGGAATGGAACTACGAAGGATTCATTGATTCTTTTGGACTACCTGTATTCAAAACACCGGATGAAGAAGTTAAAGGACCTTATGGAGATTACATAGATATAGGTGTTATTGATCATTGGCAAAACGAAGCTGATGGTTTACGTAATGACCAAGATGCTTTAAATGAATTTTATAGACAGTTTCCAAGAACTGAAGAACATGCTTTCAGAGATGAAACTAAAAATAGTATATTTAATTTAGTTAAAATATACGAGCAAATAGATGTTAACGAGGAAAAACATGATTACACTACTGGTAATTTTCAGTGGGCTGGTGGTATAAAAGATACAACAGTTATGTTTTTACCAAATCAACAAGGTAGATTTAATATATCTTGGGTACCTCCGACACATATACAAAATAAGCAAAAGATAAAAAATGGAGCTAAATATCCAGGTAATGAGCACATGGGTGCTTTTGGATGTGATAGCTACGATATATCAGGAACAGTTGATGGTAAAGGCTCTAAAGGTGCTTTACATGGCTTAACTAAGTTTAGCATGGAGGATGCACCAGCTAATCAGTTTTTTTTAGAGTATATAGCTAGACCAGCAACCGCGGAGATGTTCTTTGAGGACGTTCTAATGGCTTTAGTATTTTACGGGATGCCATTGCTCGCAGAGAATAATAAACCTCGTCTATTGTATTATTTAAAAAGACGTGGTTACAGAGGTTATTCAATGAATAGACCTGATAAAGTATGGAATAAATTATCTACTGCTGAAAGAGAGGTTGGTGGTATGCCAAACTCTAGTGAAGATATTAAGCAAGCGCATGCTGCTGCAATTGAAATGTACATCAATGATCATGTTGGTTTAAAAGAAGATGGTGATTACGGAACTATGGTTTTTAATCAAACTTTAAATGATTGGGCTGGTTTTGATATAACTAGAAGAACTAAATTTGATGCAACTATTAGCAGTGGTTTAGCTATTATGGCTTGTAACAGACATTTATACTCACCAAGAGCAAATGTTGAAAAAGAAAAAATAAACTTAAAAATAGCTAGATACAAGAACAAAGGGTATCATTCAAAATTAATAAAACAATAATATGGCTGAGTCTTACATGAGCAATTATTTTCCTAGTCAAGTAGTATCTGACAAAGAGAAGTTATCTTTAGATTACGGTTTAAAAATAGGTAAAGCTATTGAAAGCGAGTGGTTTAAAAGAGACTCTGGCACAAATAGATTTGCTAGTAATCAAAATAACTTTCATAAATTAAGATTATACGCGAGAGGAGAACAAGCTATTCAAAAATATAAAGATGAATTATCTATTAACGGTGATTTATCATACCTTAATTTAGACTGGAAACCAGTACCTATTATACCTAAATTTGTAGATATAGTAGTTAATGGTATATCAGAGAGAACTTTTGATGTAAAGGCTTATACACAAGATCCATACGGTGTTGAAAAAAGAACAAAGTATATGGAAGGTATAATTGCTGATATGAAGTCAAGAGAATTAAATGACTTTGCAGCTGAAGCTTTCGGTGTTAACTTAATGGCAAGTGAACTACAAGATTTACCTGAAAATGAAGAAGAGTTACAGTTACACATGCAGTTAGGTTATAAGCAAGCTGTTGAAATAGCTGAGGAACAAGCTATAAATGTTTTGTTAGAAGGTAATAGATATGAGTTAATACGTAAGAAAATAAATTATGATTTAACTGTTTTAGGTATAGCTTGTGTAAAAAATAGCTTTAATACATCTCAAGGTGTTAAAGTAGAATATGTTGATCCTGCTAATATAGTTTACTCTTATACAGAAGACCCATATTTTGAAGATATATATTATTTTGGTGAAATAAAAACATTGCCAATAAATGAAATAATAAAAGAGTTTCCTGATCTTACTGAGTCTGATTTAAAAGAAATGAGTAAGCAAGGTTATCAGTCTACTGGTTTTTATAATAGAAGTTTGGCAGAATCTACGAATAAAGATAAAAATCAAGTACAAGTTTTATATTTTAATTATAAAACGTACATGAATCAAGTTTATAAAACAAAAACTACAGCAACTGGTGCTAGCAAAGTTATTGTTAAAGATGATCAGTTTAATCCACCTAACGAATTATTAGAAGCTAAATTTGGTAAGCTTTCAAAGCAAATAGAAGTTTTATTTGAAGGAGCTATGGTTTTAGGAACTAAAAAAATGTTAAAATGGCAACTAGCTTCTAACATGATGAGGCCTAAGAGTGATTATACAAAAGTAAAAATGAATTATAGTTTAGTTGCTCCTAGAATGTATAAAGGTAAAATTGAATCATTAGTTAGTAGAATAACAACATTTGCTGACATGATACAAATAACACACTTGAAAATACAGCAAGTTATGTCACGTATGGTACCAGATGGTATATATTTAGATGCTGATGGTTTAGCTGAAATAGATTTAGGTAATGGAACAAACTATAATCCACAAGAAGCATTAAATATGTTCTTCCAAACTGGTAGTATTATAGGTAGATCATTTACATCTGATGGTGATATGAATCCAGGTAAAGTACCAATACAAGAAATACAAAGTGGATCTGGAGGCTCTAAATTAGCTTCATTAATACAAACATATAACTATTATCTACAAATGATCAGAGACGTGACCGGATTAAACGAGGCGCGTGATGGTAGTATGCCTGATGCAAAAACTTTAGTTGGTGTACAAAAACTAGCAGCTGCAAATAGCAACACTGCTACAAGGCATATATTACAAGCTGGTTTATTTTTAACTACAGAGCTAGCAGAGTGTTTATCGTTAAGAATATCTGATATTATAGAGTATTCACCTACTAAAGAAGCTTTTATTCAAAAACTAGGTAGACATAATGTTGCTACGTTAGGTGAAATGTCAAACTTACATTTATATGATTTTGGTATATTTATAGAATTGACACCTGATGAAGAAGAAAAAGCAATGCTAGAAAATAATATTCAACAAGCATTACAACAACAAGGTATAAACCTAGAAGATGCTATTGATATTAGAGAAATAAAAAATGTTAAGCTTGCTAATCAGTTATTAAAACTAAAAAGAAAGAAAAAAGCTGAAGAAGATCAAATGATACAACAGCAAAATATACAAGCACAAGCTCAAGCTAACGCACAAGCTCAACAAGTTGCGGCTCAAGCAGAAGTTCAAAAAAATCAAGCTATAACTCAAAGTCAAATGCAGTTAGAGCAAGGTAAATCTGAATTAGATATAAATAAGATGCAACAAGAAGCTATGCTTAAAAAAGAATTAATGAATCATGAGTTTCAGTTGAACATGCAGATAAAAGCTATGGAGGCTGAAATATTGAAAGGAAGAGAAAAAGAAAAAGAAGATCGTAAGGACGAAAGAACAAAAATCCAAGCGAGTCAACAATCTGAATTAATAGATCAAAGAAAAACTAATAAACCACCTAAAAACTTTGAATCTTCAGGTAATGATATAATGGGTGGTGGGTTCGGCATGAACGCTTTTGAACCGAGATAATTTGTTTAATTTTATAATATTATATTATGGCTAAAAAAAAGAAGGAAGAAGTAGTTGAAGAAATTACTGATCCAAAAGAAGAACAGCCTGTTGCCGAAGAGCAAAAGGTTGAAGAAACATCTAACCCTAATGAGGTTAAAGATGATGGAACAATTAAAGTAGATTTAGATAAGTGGGCTAAAATAAATAGTGACAAAAAAGAAGAAGAAGATGTTGCTAAAGTAGATTTATCTAAAAAAGAAGAAGAGCAACCAAAAGAAGAAGTAAAGGAAGAACCTGTTGAAGAGGTTAAAGAAGAAGAAGAAAAAACAGAAGAGGTGGTTGAAGAAACTCCAGCTGTTGAAGAAATTACTGAAATAGAGGTTGAAGAAAAAGTTGAAGAGCTACAAGAAGAAGTTGAAGAAGCTGTTTCTGAAGCTCAAGAAACAGGTGAGCCACTACCAGAAAATATACAAAAGGTAGTAGAGTTCATTAATGAAACGGGTGGTACTCTAAGTGATTATGTTAGATTAAATCAAGATTATACTAGCATGACTGATACTGAGTTGTTAAATGAGTACTTTAAACAAACAAAACCACACTTAAACGACGAAGAAAGGTTGTTTGTTATGGAAGATCTTTATTCTTATAATGAAGAAGAAGATGACCCAAAAGACATTAAAAGAAAAAAACTGGCATTAAAAGAGCAAGTTGCGAATGCCAAAAGCCACTTAGACGGGCAAAAGTCTAAATATTACGCTGAAGTCAAAGCTGGTTCAAGGTTAAGCCCTGAACAACAAAAAGCTGTAGACTTCTTTAATCGATACAATGAAAACGCAAAGGTAGTTGAAAAAAATAAGTCTATTTTTGAAAAGAAAACAAATGATGTTTTTAACAATGAATTCAAAGGTTTTGAATATAGAGTTGGTGAAAAACGTTTTAGACTTAATATCAATGAAGCTGAGAAGGTTAAAAATAACCAGATGAATATTGAAAACTTTGTGAGTAGATTTACTAATAAAGAAACTCAACAAGTTGAAGATGCTAAAGGTTATCATAAATCTTTGTTTACAGCTATGAATCCTGATTTAGTTGCAAATCATTTTTATCAACAAGGTAAAGCTGATGCTATAAAAGAAAGTATGGCTAAAGCTAAAAATGTTGATATGTCTGCTAGACAAACTAACACTAATGTTATTCAGTCTGGTGGTATGACTGTAAGGGCTATATCTGGTGATTCATCTAATGACTTCAAAGTAAAGATTGGGAGAAATCCAAATAAAATAAGTTAAACATTAAAAATTAAAAATTATGCCTTTTATTAATCCTGCTCAAGGCGCTGAGTTAAATCATTTAACTCCACGTCCAACGCAATCCCTATTTGGGGACAATTATTTGAGCTTCGATTCTGCATCTGGCGGTGGAACATTCGCACAGCAGTTTTTACCAGAGATTTATGAAAAGGAAGTAGAGAGATACGGAAAAAGAACTATCTCTGGTTTCCTTAAAATGGTAGGAGCTGAAATGCCACTTGCTTCTGATCAAGTTATTTGGTCTGAACAAGGAAGATTACACATCGCTTATGATTCATTAGAGTCTGGAGCTAACACTGTACAAGTAGGCACAGCTGCTGATAACACAATCGTGCTACCTGCTGGTCACTTAGTACAACAATTTGATACAGTTATCATAGTAAACAATGAGTCTGCTAGATTAGGTAACACAATAAAATGTAGAGTATCTGCTATTACAAATACAGGAGCTACATGTCTACCTTACTCAACTAATGACTTAGCTGACGGATCTCTATTTGCTGATGGTGATGATATTAAAGTGTTCGTTTATGGTAATGAATATCCAAAAGGTTCTTCAGGAATCGTTGGTAGTATAGATGCTGGGTTTACTCAGTTCTCTAACAGACCTATTATTTTGAGAGACAGATACCAAGTTAATGGTTCTGATACTGCTCAAATCGGTTGGGTTGAAGTTACTACTGAAAACGGTGCTTCTGGTTACCTATGGTATTTAAAATCAGAACACGAAGCAAGATTAAGATTTGAAGACTACCTAGAAATGTCTATGTTAGAAGCTGAAGAAGTAGCTTCTGGTTCTGCTATTACTGGCGTTCAAGGTACTGAAGGTCTTTTCGCTGCTATTGAGTCTAGAGGTTTAGTATTTACTGGAACTGATTTCGACGTACAACTTAACTATGGTGCTGCTGATGGTGGTGCTGGTTCTGCTGGTTCATACGTTGCTCAATCTGGTTTATCTGAATTTGACGTTATTCTTAACGAATTAGACAAGCAAGGTGCTATTGAAGAGAACATGATGTTCTTAGATAGAAACACTTCTTTAGAAATTGATAATATGTTAGCGTCTGTAAACGCACACGTTGCTGGTGGTGCTTCTTATGGAGTATTCAACAACGCTGAGGATATGGCGTTAAATTTAGGTTTCTCTGGTTTCAGAAGAGGTTCTTATGACTTCTATAAGTCTGACTGGAAATACTTAAATGATTCAACAACTAGAGGAAACTTGACTGATATTCAAGGTCTTTTAGTACCAGCTGGTACATCTACTGTGTATGATCAATCTTTAGGTAAAAATATCTCTAGACCATTCTTACATGTTAGATATAGATCTTCTGAAGCTGATGATAGAAAAATGAAATCATGGATCACTGGATCTGTTGGTGGAAACTATACTTCTGACGCTGATGAGATGGTAGTTAACTTCTTATCTGAAAGATGTTTATGCGTTCAAGCAGCAAACAACTTCGTATTATTTAAGAGCTAATTGCTAAATATTATTAAGGTAAGGGCGCTTCGGCGCCCATATACCTTATTTTTTAACTTTTTAATTATATTATATCATGGAAAAATACAAAGATAAATTGTATGAACTGGTGGGTAGACATAAACCAATAATAAATAAAATACCATCAAGACATACTAGAAAACAACCTTTAATGTGGTTTGACGAAGAAAAGGGATACAACAGAGAACTTAGATATGCTACAAACCAAAAATCACCATTTGTTGATGAACAAAAAGGTCCTGCAACTTTAGGACATGTTGTGTTTAGAAACGGTAAACTACACGTAGAAGGTAGACAACAAAACTTACAAAAATTTTTAGCACTTCACCCATTAAATGGTAAGTTGTTTAAAGAGTTTAATAAAGTTGAAATAGCTGAAGATGAATTAGATTACTTAGAATTTAAAGTTGAATCTATGAAGTATGCAAAAGAAATGGATATAGATCAAGCAGAAGCTATTTTAAGAGTTGAAATTGGTAGTGAAGTTAGTAAAATGACTACTAAAGAAATAAGAAGAGATCTTATTGTAATGGCTGAAAGAAACCCTAAACTGTTTTTAAGTTTAGTTCAGGACGATAATATTATGTTAAGAAACATGGGTATTAAAGCCACTGAAGCTGGTATATTACAGCTTACACAAGATCAAAGAACATTTAAATGGGCATCAAATGGTAGAAAACTATTTGAAGTACCACATGAAGAGCACCCTTATTCAGCATTAGCCGCTTGGTTTAAAACTGATGAAGGTATGGCTGCTTTAAAATCAATTGAAAAAAGATTAAATTAATAATCACTTTATAGGGTAGTCACTCTATATGGGTGACTACTACTATAAAAAATAAAAATATGGTCAATATAAACACAGTATATCAAAGAGTATTAACCATTGCTAATAAAGAGCAACGAGGATATATAACTCCACAGGAGTTTAATATACTTGCTAATCAAGCTCAGATGGATATATTTGAGCAATACTTCTATGACTTAAATCAATATCATAGAATATCAAGCATAAATGAAACGATATACACAGATACTGTAGATATTCTACAAGAGAAAATAGATCATTTTGAAAGATTTAGAATAACCGTAGATATGAGTGAAGGTGGTGGCGTTGGTATATTGCCTGACACTTATTATCGTATGGGTGCTATATATTACAAGAAAAATGGTCGATATTATGAAATAGAAAACGTTGAACAAAACGAACATCATATATATTTAAGCTCACCATTAACAGAGCCTACATTTACTAGACCTATATACGTTAGAGCTATTAACGGTGCTGGTCCTGCTACTCAACAAGTCAGAGAGCGAAGAATACAAATCTTTCCAGAAACAATTACATCAGATGTATTTTGTAATTTTATAGCTAAACCTACTACAGCTAGATGGGGTTACACTATTGTAAACGATAAAGCTTTATACAACCCTTCAGGAACATACTCAACAAACTTTGAACTACACGCATCAGAAGAAACTGATTTAGTATTTAAAATATGTGCATTAGCAGGTATAGTTATTAAAGATCCTATGTTATATCAAACAGTAGCTGGTGAAGAAATTAAAAACATACAACAAGAAAAACAATAAACCATGCCATTATTTCAAGGAACACAACAACAATATTACGATAATAGTCAGACTTTAGTTAGTAATGGTAACGCTGAATTACCTCCATTAACTTTTAATCCTCTACCTACGTCAGAAATTGAATTTGATTTATTTGTTGGTGGTAATGAAATAGCTGGTAACTTATATGAATATAATGCTAGTAATGGTGTTATAACAATGGGTACGGCTTTAGCTACTGGCACACAGGTTATTGTTAGGCAAATATTACAAGGCGAACAACTTGGTAATTATCAGTATGTTGGTATTGATGATTTAATTGCTAACTTTCAAGTTAATTATGTTGGTGAAGATAAAATTATAAGAAAAGTAAAATTACCTGAAATATCTTTTCACGTACAAAGAGCAATAGCTGAATTAAGCTATGATACGTTAAGATCTCAAAAATCACAAGAAATAGAAGTGCCACCATCACTTAGAATGAAGCTTCCTCATGATTATGTAAACTATGTGCAACTATCATGGAAAGATAGCGCTGGTATTGAAAGAATTATATATCCAGCTAGAAAAACTAGCAACCCAAAAGCTTTATTACAAGATGGTAACTTTGATTATACATTTGATCAAGATGGTACTCTGTTAGAAGCTTTAGACTCAAATACGTTAACAGACTTTCAAAACGCTGATCAACCTACTAATACAGTTGAAAATGTAACTGGTCCAGATGTTGATGCTACTTTAGCAGAGGGTAGAAGATATGGTTTAACACCAGAAAACTCACAGTTTAACGGTTTATACTTTATAGATAATAGTAGAGGTTATATATACTTTAGTTCAGGTATAAACGGTAAAATAGTAACTTTAAAATATATAAGTGACAGCTTAGGTACAGAAGAAGAAATAAGGATACACAAGCTTGCTGAAGAAGCTGTATACAAGTGGACTGCACATGGTATACTATCATCAAGAGTAGGTACTCCAGAATATGTTATAGCTAGATTTAAAAAAGAAAGATTTGCTGCTATAAGACAAGCAAAGTTAAGATTATCTAACTTAAAAATAGAGGAGCTTAACTTAATAATGAAAAATAAATCAAAAATAATAAAACATTAAAATGCCAGAATTAAAGAGACAATTTGGTGGAGGTGCAATGAATAAAGACCTCGACGAAAGATTAGTTCCTAATGGTCAATATAGAGATGCGTTAAATGTGCAAATTTCTAGCTCTGAAGGTAGTGATGTTGGTGCAGTGCAAAATATATTAGGTAATAGGATGCCTTATGGTAGTGCTTTATCTAATTTAGGTGCAAACGCTCAATGTATAGGCGTTTATGCTAACACTAAAACAGAGATGATATACTGGTTTATAGCTAGTGACACTAAGTCTTTAATACTAGAGTATGATCAAACTGAAAATATCGTGTCACCAATACTTGTTGACGCAAATGGAGTATTAGATTTTTCTAGTAATAATATGATAACTGGTATCAATATAATTGATGATTTATTATTCTTTACAGATGATAGAACAGAGCCTAAAAAAATAAACATAAAAACTTGGAAAGGTTATAACAGTTCAAATACATCTTATACTCACACCCAGGTTAATGGTTCTGATTTTACAGAAGATCAAATAACTGTTATTAAAAAATCTCCACTAACTCCTCCAACACTAACAATGTCAAAAAGTAAGAGAGCTGGTATAATAGAAAGTACCACTATGAATCTTAGCTTTACAGACTCTACAACACTTGAGCCTTTACCAACAGGTCCTCTCAATGCTGGCGCGAGTATTATTGGTGTTGGTCACAACATGGATCTTATTGTTGGCGATAAGCTTAGTCTTACTTTACTAGATGAATCTGTTGATATACAGGTTGTACTTAGTGTAGTTGCTGTATATCCAGACGTAGCTTCACCATTTTTTATAAAAGTAAATATAGATGTTGTACCTGAAGATGTTCCTGTTGGACAGCAAAACTGGAAAATTCATTTAATACAAGAAAAACCTATGTTTGAGTTTAAATTTCCTCAATTTGCTTATAGGTATAAATATGTAGATAATGAATATTCTACAATTGGCCCATACTCTGAAGTTGCTTTTTTACCAAGTGACTTTGATTACGATCCTAAAAAAGGTTATAATAAAGGCATGGTTAACAATATTAGATCTTTAAAAATAGGTGGATTTACACAAGGTGTTCCTGACGATGTAAAAGAAATAGATATAATATATAAAGAAACTTCAAATAATAATATATACGTAGTACAAAGTATAAAAACAAGTGATCCAGAATATACAGCTGGTACTAATGGTGAGGTTGAAATTACATCTGAGGTTATATATAAAGTTTTACCACAAATACAATCATTAAGACCTTTTGATAATGTTCCTAGAAAAGCAAAAGCTCAAGCTTTATCTGCTAACAGAATAATGTATGGTAATTATTTAGAAAATTTTGATATTAAAGACGGTGCTAACAATGATATAAGTGTTAAATTTGAAGTATCTATAATACAAAATCCAGATATACAAGTTGTACCTAAAGAAGGTCAAAGATCAATAAAATCTATAAGAACATATCAAGTTGGTGTCGTTTATAGGGATAAGTATGGTAGAGAAACACCTGTATTTACGGATCCAACTGGAGCTGTAATATTAGACAAATCAGCAGCATCAACGCATAATGTTTTAAGAGTTAAAATAACAAGTCCAATACCTTATTGGGCTGAGTCCTATAAATATTTTATAAAAGAATCTTCTGATGAATATTATAATCTATGTATGGATAGACATTATGAAGCTGAAGATGGTAATGTTTGGATTAGTTTTCCATCGTCTGAAAGAAATAAAGTAACTGAAGAAACTTTTTTAATATTAAAGAAAAAGCACGACAGCAACCAAGTTGTAGACGGTGAAGCTAGATTTAAAATAATATCTATAGAAAATGAAGCGCCTTTGTTTTTAAAAGAAGATAAAGTTTCAAAAGGTATTTTATCAGCTGCAAACACAAATACCACTGGTGAAAATATTTTTAGAGACTTAAATGGATTTCCACAAGACGATGGTGGTCATTTTCATATAAACAAAAACAAATGGGAAAAAGTTTTTGGTGGTGATGGAGGTACTGCTAACGCTTATCAAATACCAGTTCATCAATTATCAGATCTTGTTGTTAGGTTTATAGGTAATGGTGGACAATCTCAATATTATGATATAGCTAATATACAATATTTTGATGGTGGTGATGATAATACTAGATACTATAGAGTTGAAATAGAAGAAAGATTTGCTGAAGATGATATTAGATTTATAAACAACAGTGCAACAGTTTTGTTTGATTCAAGTGATGATTCTGTAGCAGTTGAAATAGCACAAAAACAAAGCAAATTAAAACCTGAGTTTTCCGGTAGATTTTTTGCTAAATTAGAAAGAGATGGTCAGTTAGAAGAAGCTATAATAAGAAATGAAAACCCTGATAACTTTAAGATTATAGCTAGTATTCAAACTTACAACTTATCAGGTGTTGGTGGTACTGAAAGTTTTTGGCAAGATGCACATAAAGGTCATTTTCCAGGATCTGATCAACATGGTAGATCTGCTGAGTGGCATATTTGTGACTGGAACGTTTTAGAAAGATATGCTGATGGTGGAGGAACATACGACACATCTACATCAGGTGGTGGTAAATATAAAGGTAGACACGCTACATCTGAAGCCGCTAAACAAGCAGGTGGTTTAGGTGCTGAATCTGGTAATGATTTTATGGAAATAGGTTGGCATTGGTTCGGTGATAAAGAAAGCCACTCGTGGATAAATGGTCAACCGTATTGGAATAACTTTGAAAGAGACTGGAAACCTGAATATAGAAAAATAGTAGGTCAGTTTCAACAAAAAAATTCTAAATTTAGATTTAGAGATGATCCTGATCAAACGGTTTATACTATAAAAGCTTATAGAAGAAATCATTATATACCTTACGATAGAGGTGGTTATGGTAGATTAGGTAAATATGGAAGCGAAAGATTAATAAGTTGGACATTAAAATTAGATAAACCAATTCTTTGGTCACCAAAAGATAATGGTCATACTTCAAAAGAAAACGGAACAGCTGTAGAGTTTTTAAATGCTTTTGTTGATGGAGATGGTTTTACAAGTAATAATCCAGCTATATTTGAAACTGAACCAAAAGAAATAGTAGATTTAAATTTATTCTATGAAGCAAGTGAAGCGTATGATAAATCTACACATGGAACTGAGAAAACATTGAGTTACTCTAACTGCTTTAGCTTTGGTAACGGAGTTGAGTCAGATAGAATTAGAGATGATTTCAATGCAGCTAAAATGACTAAAGGTATAAAAGCTAGTACAGTATTAGATATACCTTACGCCGAAGAACGAAAATCAAATGAAGTTATATTTTCTGGATTGTATAATTCTAAAAGTGGTACTAATAATACTAATCAATTTATACAAGCAGATCAAATAACTAAATCAATAAATCCTGTTTATGGTTCAATACAGTTAATGAGGCATAGACACGGTGGTTTAGATGTTTTGTGTGAAGATAAATGTTTTAAAATACCTACAAATAAAGATATATTATTTACTGCCGATGGTAGTAAACAGGTTACAGTATCATCAAACGTGTTAGGAACACCAAATCCTTATACAGGTGAGTTTGGTATTAGTAAAAATCCTGAATCATATACTCAGTATGGATACAGAGCTTATTTTACAGATAAAGCCAGAGGAGTTGTTTTAAGACTCTCTGCTGATGGATTAGAGCCTATATCACGTTACGGTATGGCAGATTACTTTAGAGACAATCTAGCGGCTGCTACAACAGCGATAGGAAGTTACGATACTAATAAAAAAGAATATAATTTAACATTAAATTTCGATACAGTAAGCTTTAAAGAAGATACAAACGCTTGGACTAGTAGAAAAAGTTTTTTACAAGAAGAGGGTATTAGTTTAAATAATAAGTATTATACATTTAAAAACGGTGATCTTTGGGTACACGATAATGAAAATAGAAATAATTTTTATGGTGATCCTTATAACTCAAGTATTAAATTTATATTTAACGATGCTCCTGGTTCTGTTAAACAATTTAAAACATTAAATTACGAAGGTAGTCAAGCTAGAATATTTGAAGATAATAGTGGTAATGCTGATACAGATAACAACTTTTTTAACAAAAATAATACTGCTGGATGGTGGAGTAATGCTATAGAATCTGATAAACAACAAGGCCAAATATTAAGTTTCAAAGAAAAAGAAGGCAAGTGGTTTGAATTTATACAAGGAACTAAAACACCTGGTGAAATACCTGACACAAGTGAATTTAGCGTACAAGGTTTAGGTGGTGGAAGTGTATCTGCTAGTAATGATTATTCATTTGGTGTAACAATAACAGTAAACGAAAACAACGACTAATGGCATTAAATAATTGTACTATAAATTCATCATCTGTGGTGGTAACACCGTCACAAGCTTTAGGTTCTGGTGTTGCTAATCAAGTTTTAACAATAAAACCAAATCAAGGTTTTAGAGTTGCAGCCGCTGATTTTACAAATAACACTGGCACTTTACCATCTTCAATAAATAGCATAACGCTTAGTGATAGTGGTGTGGCTTATGCAGATGGTAATTTTGTTTTAGTTACTGTTGATTTAAAAGATACCTTTAATCCAGGCACTAGTGATCATGTTGTGACTATAGATATTGATGGCAATGCAACACGTATAAAAGATATACCAAAAACAATATCAGGTAACTACAGTGTTACTGTTTCAAATGTAACAGCAGTTGCTTCAGGTAGTTATTCTGCTTCTGGAAACACTGGACAACAAAAAGATTTATTTCAAATTACAGTAAGTGCTACTAATGGTAATTACTTTTTTGATATAAATGATATTAGCGTTGATGTAACAACTGGTGATGTTTCTGATTACGTAATTGTTAAAACACCTAATGGCACTGGTACTTCTTTTACAAGTTGCACAATAAATGTAGACGCAATAATACCTAGTGAAAATAAAACAGGTAATGTTATATCAATAACAGCAAACGCAATATCAATACCAACACCTGTAAACGACATAACAGCATATTCTATGGAATTATCTGATATGCCTTATACTTTTACTAAAAGACATATTACTGTTTATGGTACTTCTGGTGCTAAATTTAAACTACAAGTTAAAAATACTGGAGCTGACAACACGTCTGGAACATCTGATGATTATTGTTACAACTTTACAACGAAACTATTTCAATCTTCTACAGTTGATTCTGGTGAATTAACTATAGATAGTTCAGGCCAACATACTACTATGTTTGAGTTTCCTGTTATTTTAGCTGATGATACATATACTTTTACTATATCAGCTGTAAGTCCAACAACATTGAACTTAACAAATCAAACAAGTAGTTTTACTATAAATAGAAGAGGTTTTAAAAAAGTTCAAGTAGCAGCTACAACTGCGAGAAGCTTAACAGCTACAACTATAACATACAGTGACCTTAATGGTAATACTATTACGCACACTGGAAATAATGCTATAAATGGTCAAGCTGGTCAAATAAACGATACAGATCTTCAAGGTACTTTTAATTTTAACATAAGGCTCGAAGATAATGAGCAGTTTGGTTTTAGCACAACTAACTCTGCAACTTTAGCATTAAACAGTTCGCATTTTACTCAAACTGGTAACGCATCAATTGTTGAAGGTACAACCTCGGCAACTGTTAATAATAGTGGTACTACAAAGAGAATAGATATTTCTGGAACAGCTTGGTATAACAATGAGTTTGGTACATCGGATACAACTATAACTTTTCCTATAGATAATTATACAGAAATACCTGGTAGTGGTTTACCTGGTGGTGGTAATAGTAATGTACTTACAATAGGAGCCACACAGTACGCTGATATAAGTGATGGTAATGCTTCATTAATATTCCCAAGCGGTGTTGTGCAAGGTGTAACAGGTAGAACAAGTGGATCAACAACAGTAACATACACTTTAGCTGGTATTCAAATAAGTTATCCTGATTTGCCTAGTTTTGTAGATAGCCTAGGTGATGTTACAATAACAGCTGGCGCTGTAACAGGAACACAAACAACAGCTAAATTTAATAACGCAACATATTCAACTAACATAACATCATTTAATGTTTCAAACGCAGGTACTGCAAACTCTGTCGCAACCTATGATGTTACTGTTGCGGTAACTAATTTCTCACCTGCTGTAGCAAGTGGTGATAAATTAAGAATAAGAGTTGATTTTAATTTTCAAAATGATTTTAGTTAAAAAATAAAGATATGCCAAATATAACAGTAGATTTTATTCATCCGTTAAACGAGTCAGTGCAATTAGGAGATATACTATACTATGTTAATCCTGCTAGTGAAGCTATGGCAGGAGATCATGAGTCTAGTGGTACTCAGACACCTATACCAAATAGCAACGCTATTATTGAAGTTGGTGTTATTACCGCTATAAATTATGTAAGTGGCAATGGAAATGCTTTAGGTCAAATAGTAGCAGATATAGAAAACTCAACAGCATTACCTGATAGTAATAGTTTTTTCTTTTTTGGAAAAGATAATAGAGCTAATATGTCTAGTTTATTGGGATATTATGCTGAAGTAGAACTAACAAATAACGATACAAAAAAAGCTGAATTATATAGTGTTGGTTCAGAGATATTTGAATCTAGCAAATAATGTGTAATATATAATATATAAAGTATTAAAAATGAAAAAAAGACAAGGAGAATCACCATTAAAAATAGGACCTGCTGCTGCGTTTATAGGACCAGCGGTTAAATTAGGCATGGGCTTAATTGGCGGTAGAAAAAGAAGAAGAGCTTTAGCTAGAGCTCAAGGTGCATATGATATGCAAAGAAAAAGATATGAAAACATGGATACGTCTAACTTGTATGCTAACCAAGAAAACGTATACGAAGATCAAACTGTTGATCAACAATCAGCTGAGTTTTTAAAATCACAGCAATTACAACAACAGTCTAACATGATGGATCAATTTAGTCAAGCGGCTGGTGGTTCTGGTATAGCTGCATTAGCACAAGCTATGTCACAGCAACAATCACAAAATGCTCAAGCTGCTGCTGCAGATATAAGATCTCAAGAACAAAATATACAACAAAACCAACTAGCACAACAAGCTAAGTTAAATCAACAAGCAATAGCTGGTGAATATCAGAAAAGAGATGCTGATCTTGGAAAGCTAGAGACTATGATGAATTTTGCTGGTCAAGATTTACAAAAAGCTCAAGCTGAGAAAGCAATGCATGATCAAATGGTTGTATCTGGTATTGGTGGTTTAGCTTCTGCAGGTTTAGGCGCTAAAGGTTTTAAATAAAATAAATTATGATAGTACAAGATCCAGGACAATACGGTTATAGATCAGTCAATCCAAAAACAGCTTTTGATATTGGATTTCAACGTGCAACTCAAGGTATGGGTAGTAGTAACCCAACTATGAGCGTAAAAAATATGTACGAACAACAGCTTAGAAACTATTTAAAAAAGCTTCCAGCTGATATGGATCTATCACAAATACCAGATAAATATAGAAACAATTTATCAAATTATCTTTCAAAAAAGAAAAATGAATATGTTAGAAACGCTAATATTATTGATGAGTTAGTTGTTGGTAGCCAAGATTATATGAAGACTGTTGCTAAAATGAACGAAATAAAAAATTCATTTGAAAACTTAAATAGTCAATTTAAGCTGTATGGTGAGAATAAAAAAACTATTATAGAAGATATTGAAGGTCAAACAACCTCTATGTATAACGAAAATCAACAGAACATTAACATGCTCAGAGCAATATATAACGAAGAGTATGATTTAAATATAGATGATTATGGTAATTTATCTTTTATTGGTGATGATGGTGAAATAAAACTAAATGATTTACCAGATTACGGTATAAAAGATTATGAAACAGCTAAAGCTATGATGGACGCTGGTGTAAAAGTTTATCAACTTGGTTATAAATCTGGTGTGGCTTTAACAAAAGAAAATCCTCAATACTTTCAAATAGCAACAGGTTTAAAAGCGGCTATAGATAAAGGTGGTAAAAACTCTTTGATGTCTGTGTTACACGATGGTTTAGTTGGTGATATAGTAATGGCTGATGATCCAATTATCAAGGGTTATATAGAAGATTTTAATAACGGTGAAATACCTTTTGCACAACTACGAGATATAGTAGTAGATAATTATATGAATGTGTTGTTAAAACAATCACAGTTAGGTGTTAAAAATAGGCCAAAAAAATCTAGTAGCTCTAGAGGTAGGGGTGGTAGCGGTGGAAGTAATGCTGGCGGAACTGGTTCTGGTGGTAATTTAACAGCTACTGATAAAAAAGCTTTTAACACTGTTAACATGATAGCCAATGCTTTTGATAATAAAGATATTGTAGCTATAAATAGATTAATGCCTAATAATATAGAAGTTAAAACAACTATTGATCCAACTGTTTTATCAGTCAACGGTGTCGATATTAAGTTTGGAACTAAAAACGGGTTTTTAGATTTATTAGACCAAGCTGGAATTAACCCTATATATTGGCCAAACGTTGATGATGCAGAACCAGATAATAATAATAGCGGCGGAGCTGCTGACAATTTTTAATTAAATTAAAATGAGTAAAACTCCTTTAAAAATAGATGCTAAATTTCAAACATCTCTATATGACGTAGCAGGTGCTAGTTACTTGCCTACAGAAAAACACTTTGAAGTAGAAGAAGATTACGATGAGTATTTAGCAGAAAAAGAAATAGAAGCTAAGCGAGAAAGAGAGTTGTATGAAGAAAAAGTAGAAGACTCTCTGCCTAAACTCTATAAACTTTTAGTTGACAGAGGTGATTACACAAAATCTTTTAACGATTTTACAAATCAATTTTACAACGAAGAAAGTAGATTAAAACTGTTTAATTATTTAGATGAAAAAAACGTATACACTAAGGGATATGAGGCTTTCAATGAACAGTTTTTCTCTAATGATGAAGGTTATTATGATGATTATTTTGTAGATGGAACCTACACAAATAACACAATTGAGTTAGATTATGCTACATCATGGGAAGGTTTATTCGATTCTTTTAGTGAAGGTTTTGGTCAAGGTAAAGCTAGAGCAAGATCTGCAGATGACATAGCCGCAATAATGAACACTGTAAATATAAAGAATATAACAGATGAAGATATTCAAAGTTTTATGGTTGCCATGGTGGATATGCAAGAAAATGGTCCAAGTAGAATAACGGAGATATGGAATAAAAAATATCAAGAGTACGGTGGAGGTGTTATGGGTTGGTTGCGAGCTACCGATGATGTTGGCGCTTCGTTTATGGTAGAGCAGTTTTTATCAAGCATGCTAGGTATGGGTAGTTGGGAATCGCTAAAAGCCGGTTCTGTTGGAGCTGGTGCAGGTGTTGGTACTGCTTTAGCTGTAAATGCTACTGGTGTTGCTTTAGGTACACCTGAAGAAATAGTTACAGTTCCAGTTGGTGCTTTAACTGGTGGTTGGGCTGCTATCAATGGTTATAACGATGCTTTAATGAGCTTTCAACAAACTGTAATGAACGAGCTTGCTGAAAGAGACATGGAGTTTAGTGCAGAAAACTTAAGGGTTTTATTTAATGATGAAGACTTTTTTAAGTCAGCTAGAAACGAAGCTTTAGAAGGAGGTGCTATTATAGCCACAACAGAAGCGTTATTTACTTTTGGTGGTGGTAAACTTGCTTCTAAAATAGTTAATCCTGGAACAGTTGTAAAAGGTAATCGTTTTGTGCCTTCTTTAACAACAATAAAGAAAGGTGGAGTTATAACAGGTTCAGAAATGATTGGTGGTTCTGCTGGTGAAGCAACACGTTTGTTTGTTCAAGGAAAAGAAATGGATGCAGCTGAAATAATAAACGAAGGTGTTATTGGTTTAGTAGGTGCTCCAGTAACAGGAGGAATAACTTTATTATCAAACGTTAGAAGTGGTGTTTATAAAGTAAACGGTAAAACAGTTACAGCTGAGCAAATGCAAGATATTGTAGATACAGCTACGCCAGAGCAATTAACAGGCATGAATATTGTAATAAAAAACGATAAAGAGTTATCAAATTACATAAACAAAGTGCAAACAGAAACTGCTTTAAAATTAAATATAAACGATAGGGTTACAAATAAAGCTGATAGAGAAGCTTTGTTTGAGCTCGAAAGAAGAGCATTAAGATTTGTTGGTGATAATTCTTCTTTTGCAAAATCACAATTAAAAGATATACAAGAACAAATAAACTTTATAAATAATAAATACTCTACAAAAGGTAGAAAATCTAAAGCTGCAAAACAAAACGAAGCAGATAGGCAAAAAGTTAGAGACGCTATAATAAAAAGAAAAACAGAAGAAAATATTAGTTTTTTAGAGACTGGAGCTCAACAAGTAGGATTACCTACTGATATTTCAAACTCTAATAAAAAGTTTGCAGATACTATTAAGAAAAACAATATAAAGTTAAATAAAAAACAAAAATCACAACTAGGTAGTATAGGTGGTTTTATTCATAATGGTAAGATATATATAAATAGACAAGCCGCTGCCAAAACTTTTCAAGTAAACGTAGGAGCGCACGAGTTGTTACACGGTATACTTAATTCTAAAGTTAAAAACCAAAAGCAATTGGTAAACGATATACAAAGAATAGTGTCACCAAATATCAATGCAGCTATTATAAAAAGGATGCAAGACAGAGGTTATACTAGAGGTAAACAACACCAAGAGTATCTAACAGTTATGTCTGACATGTTAAACCCAACTGATAGATCTGCAGCAGCTATGACTGTAAAAGGTTTGTTTAAGCAACAAGGTTTTGTAGATCAGATAAAACAATTTTTTATAAAAGTTTTTAGAAAATTTGGATACGGAAATATAGATTTCAATAAAGCTGAAGATGTTATAGCATTTATGCAAGAATACACTGAAAGTGTTAAGAAGGGTAAGCTATCTAACTCTTTAGTTGATGAAATAGGACAATTAACACAAGAGCAAGCTACATTTTCAGAACCTCAATTTTCTTTAAATGAAGTTAATTCTCAATTAGTAAACGACATATATAGAGAACAAGGTATAACTGATCTTAGTGCTTTTGAAATGCTAGGTGTGTTAAGGCCAACTGCAGAAGGTATAGCTCGTAGATACGAACAAAGACCAAACTATAATCAAATGTCTGACATACTCGTAGATGAAATACAAACTGGAGAAAGAGGTATGCTAGATGTTATTAGAAGTTATCCAGAGTATGTTAGAAAACAACAACTGCAAGGTTTAGAACCAGCTCCGCTTTCTGGTTTTTTAAATAACGCTTTTTCTACAAAAACTGGTTTTAAAAGATATGTAGAAATAGCTGATAGAGTTCTAGGTAAGGACGAAGGTAGTCAATTTGTAACAAGTTTAGATGATACAACTCAACAAGTTGCTGATCAACCTACTCAAACAGAAAAAAGTAAACCAGTTACAAAGATAGATCCTAGAGATATGCTTAGTAACAAAAATAAAAAAGCATATAACGACGCGGTAAACATAGAAAACATTGATCAAGAGAATATTAGTTTTAAAAAATTAAAAGGTCAAGCTAGCGAAGTAACAGCTAATGAAGTTGGTATACCTGTAAGTAAATTAAAACCAGCTAATAATTTTAGCAAAGGTGATTTAATAAACTCATCTAAGTTTATATATAAAAATGTTTCCCAAATAAGAAAGCTAATGCCAAAAGGCGCTGTTTTAGAGGCTGCTACAGACTCACTAATAGGTACTTCAACTGGTGTGCAAAAATCATTATTAGATGCTTTTTATACGAAACAAGAAAGAGTTACGAAAGGAGCTGGAATATATCCACATGCCTTAAACAAGTTAACAGATAATTCGATATTAGAAGCTTTAGGTATTGATAACGAAGGTAAACCTATAAAAGGTTTGTCACCTAGATCAACTGAAGCTCAGAGACAAAAAGCAATTATAAACCTAGTAGACAAACTAATATCTAACACCGTTGTTAGAGAGAAACTAAAAGAACAAGGTGTTTCACCTAATGTTATACAAGACATACAAGCTGGAACTTCTGACGTACAATTTAGTCAAACAAGTAAAGACTTAGCAGAAAAATATGGTTTGCTAGATACTTACCCAGACATAACAGGTAACTCAAGTAAAAGTATAGATGATGGTTTTAACGCTACTGAATATTATATAAGTGAAATTAAGAGAGCAATATATCCTGTTTTTGAGAAAAATAGTCCAGGTTTATTAAATGCTGGTGAATTTGTAAATGGTTTAAATTTAAGAAATTATAAGGCTGTAAAAGTATTTTTAAGAGCTAAACTAAATGATATAAAATTTGTAAAAGGTAAATACCCTAAAAGAGATTTTGCTAAATATGTTGGTAAAACAGTTAAAGACATAGAGAAAAACAAAGGTAAAATACCTGAATACAACAAGCAGGTTGAAATAAACTTTGATGCTTTTTGGCGTAACATAAATGAAATACTAACAAAAGACCCTAAAGCTCTTGGCGTTGTTTTACAGTGGTTAGAAAATGCTGTAAGCTCTAAAACACACCCTCATAGAGGTGGTGCTCAGTTTACTCATTATGATAAAAACAACACTGGTAAAGTTTATCTTGAGCACGCTTTACAAAATGTAAATGCTTATGTTACTTTAATAGATGCTATCATGGATCCAAATCAAAATTTTGAGTCTACACTAGCTGCTTTAAAAAAGAACTACAAGTTGATTGGTATAAGCTACGCTGATAATAAAAGTCTAGATCAAAGTGATTTAAAAAACAACATGGATCTTACTGGTGAGTGGAACGTGTTTGATAATAATTGGTTTGAAAGATACTTCAATGAAACAATGGCTGCTTTAAATTTTGTTAGTACTGAAAACTTAATAAACGCTGAAACAGGTAAATCGTTTTTAGAAGAATATGGTATTAGCTCAGAGGGTCACAAGATAACAAAAGATTTACAGTTGTCTATAAACGAAGTAAATAAAAATAGCAAAATATTAGACGCGTTACAACAAGGTAGATTAAAAAACAAACCTGAAAAAGGTATTAGTGTTTTTGATTTTGATGACACTTTAGCTCAAACAAATAGTCAAGTTATAGTTACTATGCCTGACGGTAGTGTAAATAAAATTAACGCAACAGAGTTTGCTCAACAATCAGCTGATCTTGAAGCAGCTGGTGCTACATTTGATTTCACTGAGTTTAATAAAGTTATAGAAGGTAAAAAAGGTCCTTTATTTGAACTAGCTTTAAGAAGGCAAGATAAGTTTACAAGTAAAGATATATTTGTTTTAACAGCTAGACCTCAAGAAGCAGCTTATGCAATACATGCTTTTTTAAAAGGTATTGGATTAGAAATACCTATAGAAAACATAACTGGATTAGAAGATGGTAGACCTCAAGCAAAAGCTGATTGGATAATAGGTAAAGCAGCTGAAGGTTATAATAATTTTTATTTTGCAGATGATGCTTATAAAAATGTAAGAGCTGTTCAAAATGTTTTAAATCAAATAGATGTTAAATCAGATGTACAACAAGCTAAAATTCAAACAAGCTTAAGTAATGAGTTTAACTCTATATTAGAAGACACAAAAGGTATTGATAGACAAAAAAGATTTTCTAATGCAGCTGCTAAATCAAGAGGTAAAGCAGCTGATAAGTTTGAGTTTTTCTTACCTCCATCAGCAGAAGACTTTGTTGGTTTGATTTATGCTTTCTTAGATAAAGGTAAAAGAGGAGAAAAACAATTAAAGTTTTTTGAGAATAATTTAATAAAACCTTTCGCTAGAGCAATACAAGAAATAAACAGCGCTAAACAAGCTTACGCTACTAATTATAGAAAACTACAAAAACATTATCCGGAAGTTAAAAAAATATTACAAAGAAAAACAGATTATAACGATTTTACTTATGATGCTGCTATAAGAGTTTATTTATGGGATAAGCTTGGTTACAAAATACCTGGAATATCTAAAACAGATCAAAAAAGATTATCTAGCATAGTAAAAAATGATACTTCATTAAAAGGATATGCTGAGATACTAAATAATATAACTGGTAAAAAGAACTTTCCAGAACCTAACGAAAACTGGGTTATAGGTACTATAGTTTCTGATATAAACGATATAACTCAAAGAGTTGGTAGAAAAAGATTTTTAGCTGACTGGATAGAAAATAAAAACGAAATATTTAGTCCAGAGAATTTAAATAAGATAGAAGCACTATATGGCACTGGTTTTAGAGAAGCTTTGGAAGATATGACGTATCGTATGGAAAACGGTACAAATAGACAAAGCGGTAATAATAAACTAACAAATAGCTTTTTAAACTGGGTAAATAATTCTGTAGGTGCTATAATGTTCTTTAACTTTAGATCTGCAACGCTGCAAACAATATCTTTATTTAACTTTATAAATTGGTCTGATAACAACCCGATTAAATTTGCATCAGCTGTTTTAAATACAAGGCAATACGCTAAAGACTTTGCTATGATATTTAATTCAGACATGTTAAAGCAAAGAAGAAGAGGTTTACAAACAGATGTTAACGAAGCTGAAATAGCTAGAGCAATGAACACTTCTACCAACAAGCCAGCAGCTATATTAAGATATTTGTTACAAAAAGGTTTTATACCTACGCAAATGGCTGATAGTTTTGCAATTGCTTCTGGTGGTGCAACATTTTATAGAAATAGACTGAACACATACTTAAAACAAGGTATGGATCAAAAACAAGCCGAACAAAAGGCTTTTACTGATTTTGCAGAAGCTTCTGAAAAAGCTCAGCAGTCTGCTAGACCCGATATGATTAGCATGCAACAAGCTAGTCCATTAGGTAGATTAATATTAGCTTTTCAAAATACACCTATGCAGTATATGAGATTAACAAAGAAAGCTTTTCTTGATCTTAAAAATGGAAGAGGTGATTGGAAAACAAACGTGTCTAAACTAGTTTATTATGTGGCAATACAAAACTTAATATTCTCTGTATTATCTAACGCTATGTTTGGTATGTTGTTTGATGATGAAGAAGAAGAGATGTGGGATAAGAAGAAAGGTAGAGTTGTTAACAATATGCTTGACACTATTTTAAGAGGATCTGGTGTTTATGGAGCTGCAGCTTCTACGATTAAAAACATGATAATGAGGTTCCAATATGAAGCTGGAAAAGATAGAAACCCAGATTATACTTATGTTATGATTGAAGGTTTAAATCTATCACCACCAGTTGGTTCTAAGGCTAGAAAATTGTATAACGCTTTGCAGTCTTATAAATTTGATGCTGACGAAATGGAAGCTGCAGGATTTAGCTTAGATAACCCTGGATTACTAGCTATAGGTAATGTTTTATCTGCAACAGCAAATATACCTCTTGACAGAGCTGTAATGATATTAAACAATATTAAAGAAGCTTCTGATAGCGAAAACGAAGCTTGGCAGAGAATAGCTATGTTATTAGGTTGGAACACTTGGGATGTTGGTGTTGATCCTTATGGTGATATAGAAATACCTAGCAAAAGCAGTAAAGGTAGAAAAAAGAAGCCGCCTGCATCTATAAAAAGAAATTAAAATAAACTAAAAACAAGTAATATTAAAAAGATAAAGTCACTTTACTATGAAAAAAATATTAACCATACTAACTATACTAATAACGTTTAATTTACAAGCGCAGGAAAAGAAAAACATTTTTAAAGAATTATATAGTGATTTTTTAAAATATGGAACTTTATATGCAGCTGGTAATATAGAAAACGCTCAATCAGTTCAACCTAATTATTTCATACGTACAAATCCAGATGACTTCTACGGTATACCACAAGTAGAAGACAGAGCTAAATACCATCCTTTTAATTATAGGTATGGTTTTGGTATACGTAAACTAGGTAGGTTTGGATATGAAAAAAAACCTGGTAACTTCTGGACTGGTAATCAAGCTGTAGAAAAACAAGTAGGTTTATCTGCTCCTACTTCAGCTGTACAAGGTTTAGAGTATTTACTTCATATTGAAAAAGAAAGATTTAATGGTAACGAGTTTAATAATAAAAGATTATTTGTTAGACATACTGGTGATTATCACATAGCTAAGTTTGAAGCTAGAGAAACTGGTAAAATAGATTTTGAATACATGTCTGGTGAATTAAGGGCTCGTTTACCTATTGGTAAGAAATTTAGTATATCTGCTGGTGCAATATACAGAACACATCAACGTCCTTATGGTTATAATCCTGTAGAAATATGGTTAAATGAAATAGATGAAGATGGTGATCCGGTTAACTATTGGTTCACGTTAGGATTTGATTACGGATATGATGATTGGTATTATTCTTCTACTGATGAAAATGGTAATTCATTTGGTGATTGGTATTGGACTGATCCAGATGGAAATGTAGTAGCTTGGACAGATGCTCAGTTTAGAGATCTTATAATGCCCATGTTGTTGAATAGATATAATCAAGAAGCATGGTCTGAATTAGAGTCTTTTGGTGAAGTTGCACCTATTGTCGGTTTTGATTTTTATCACTATAAATCAAACTTTTGGCTTCATGCTTACGGAAACTGGATATTACCATATCATAAATATGTACAAGGTAATGAAGATTTTAGTTACCTACATAGAAACAGCTGGGGTAAAGGTGGTCACAATGATTTGTTAGATGGTGAACAATGGAGTGATTATCAAGCCGGTTTAGTATTTGGTGTGAAACTTAGTAAATCAATAGGTTTATTTATTGAAGGTGAGTATACTAAATTCTGGGACTCAGAAATGTTTAACTCAAACTTTGGAATTAATTATACATTTAGATAATCATGGCAAAACAATTAGACGAAAATACCTCTATGGGTATTGATATAGATGGCGACGGTAAATCAGATTTTAAAATATCATTAAAAACAATAGGAGGTTTAATAGCCGGTATTGTTACGCTTGCTGGTGTTTGGTTTAGCTTAAAAGCTGATATAGCTGAAGCTAAAGAACTTCCAAAACCTGTTATTGATAGAGTTGAATATGATCTAAAAGACGAGTTGATAAGGCAGACAATAATGGATACGCAAGAAGATGTAGAAGAAATAAAAGAAAGTCTTGAGAAAATTGATGAGAGATTATATGAATTACAAAAAAATAGATAATGAAAAACTTAATTTTAATTTTAATACCATTTATATCATTTGCACAAGTTGATGTGCCTGAAAAATATTGGTTAGATGATAGTAATTTTGAAGATACTATATCTAGTGGCGCTTTTGGTGATGACAACGATGAAACAATAGTAATAGAATTTTGGGCTAAGTTTAATGAAGCAAATTGTTTTGCAGAATGGAGTGAAATAAAAGATGCTAGCTATTATAGAGTTGATATAGCTAAAGCACCTAAAACAAAAAAAGAATATAAGGTACGTATGGCACCTACTATTTTTATAATTAAAAATGGAACAGTAGAAGCAAGTTGGAAAGCTGGTTTAGATTTAGAGCTTCCTACTGATTTAGAAGAAATACAAGAATCAATAGATGAAATTAATAACGCAAGTAAATTTTAAAATTATGTGTCCAATATGTAATGGCTATTGTGGCCTTTGTTAGAATAAATATAAATTAATATAATAGTAATATGTGGAAATTAACTAAACAGTACTGGAAAGATATGTGGAAAGCTCTATGGAGTAAAACTACTATAGATGAAAAAGCTATCGCTACAGTACAAGAGATTAAGAAAAGATATAAATTAACTGCTCAAGAGCTAGCTGATGTTGCTGATGCTATAAAAGAAGTTGGTAATCAGTTAGGTGATATAGATGATGCTGTAAAGGGTAAAGCAAGAAAAGGAAGAAAAACAAAAAAATAATGAAAGGAATACTATCTGGTTTTAATATAGATAAGTATAAAAAGTTAAAACCACCAAAAGATAATTCCTTGGTTACTTTAAAAGAGTTAAAAGAAATAAATGGGATGCGTAAAGATCCTAGTTTTGTAAAAGAAAAAGATAATCAAGAGTCAGCATTTAAAAAAATAACTGAAGCTAAAGGTTTACCTTTTCCTAAAAAACTAATATCTAGTCTTATAGAAGAAAGCGCTCCTAAAATATTAAAATTAAAAAAACATTTCAATAGACCTAGACCTAAACACTTAGCTGGATCTTTTGGTATGAAGCTTGAAGATGTAGAAATGGATTCAATGAAAACACCATCATATCCCTCTGGTCACTCAGTGCAAGGAATTTTGATAGGTAAAGCATTAGGTAAGTTATATCCTCAACATAAAAATGAATTTGAAAAAGAAGGAAAAGATATATCATTAAGTAGAAGAGTTGGTAGAGCACATTATAAATCTGATTCTGAGCTTGGTGAGAAAATTGGTAATGATATGTTTGATTATGTAAAAAACAAGATAAATGGATAGACTAAGCAAACACGTTAGCTATCACGAAGGAGTGTATAGCAGAACAGCGGAGAGACTTGGATTAAAAAATGATCCCTCTGACGTTCATTTAAAAAACATGAAGATTATATGTGAAAAGATATTTGAGCCTCTTAGAATGCACGTAGGAGGTCCTATAAAGATAAATTCGTTTTATCGCGGACCTGAACTTAATAAAGCTATTGGCGGATCAGCAAAATCACAACATTGTCACGGGCAAGCGATTGATATTGATGATACGTTTGGCCATGCTACAAATGCTGAAATGTATAATTGGATTAAAGATAATTTAAACTTCGATCAAATGATATGGGAGTTTGGTACTGACAAAAATCCTAATTGGGTACATGTATCATACGTTAATGACGAAGACAACAGAAACAGATGTTTAAAAGCATATAAAGATAATAATAACAAAACTAAATATAAAGTTATATAATGAGCTACGTTCAGAAAAATAATCCTTTTCCGGTAACGAGTTGTGGTAGACGTAGAACGTTTATGCAAGATGGTGGTAAATCACCTTTGCAAAAAGCGGATCCTGCTAGAACTATTGGTAAAGGTAAAAACTTTAATAAGGTGGCTAAAGACAAAAGTGCTACAGGTGGCGCAGCAGGTGGTGGCATGACGCAGAAAGGTGTTGATGAATATAAAAGAAATAATCCAGGTAGTAAATTACAAACAGCAGTAACAACTAAACCATCAAAACTTAAACCTGGTAGTAAAGCTGCTAAAAGAAGAAAATCATTTTGTGCTAGGTCAAAAGGCTGGACCGGTGAAAGAGGTAAAGCCGCGAGACGTAGATGGAACTGTTAAATAAATAATTATGGGATATGTAAGTCACGCTCAAAGAAAAGCAGTTTGGGCAAGTAAAAAAGACGGAGGTAAAGGTAATCCAAATAAAAAATCTCCAGGTAAAATGAAATCACCATTTAAGCTAGAGCCTAAATCACCTTTTATGGCTGCTATAAGTGGACCTTGTAAAGCTGCGGCTAAAAAGAAATTTAAAGTATGGCCTAGCGCTTATGCTTCTGGTTGGGGTGTAAGATGTACTAAAGCTGGTGGTCCAGGTAAAATGGGTAAATCTAAAAAGTAATGGCAGAAAAAGCTTATAGAGGAGTATTAAAAGCTCGTATTAGTAAATTATACGGAGGTGATGTCACTATAGGCAAAGCTAAAAAATTAAAAGCAAGACCTAGCGCTACTAATAGAGATAAACAGTTAGCGAATTGGTTTATAAACATGCAGCAAAACAGACCATCGCCTGGTAAAATGAGTGATACACCTTTTAAAATGTCACCATTAAAATGTTGGAAAGGTTATGAAAGAGTACCTGGAACAGAGCCTGGTGCTAAAGGAAGTTGTAGAAAATCATCACCCATTAAAAAACAAAAAGGCGGAGGTACAACAAAGACTTGTCTACCTGCCGCCAAAATAAAAAGCTTGTCTTCTAAAAAGAGAGCTGAACTAGTATCATCAAAAAAATCTGCTGGTGCTAGTGGTAAATATAAGAGATCATCTAAAACAAACGTAAAAGGTGCTAGACCTAAAGGCGCCACGCTGCGTGACTGGTTTGAAAAAGAAGACTGGAGAAGAGTTGATGATCCTTCAAAAAAGTGTGGTGAATAAATTATCCATCACAACTTAAACAATCTTCACTAGTAGCTGATTCAGCTATATCTCCCCTAAGTACCGACTCGGTACGCATATAATACAAAGTTTTAATTCCTTTTTTCCAAGCTTCTAAATGAACCTTGTTTATAAACTTAGGTTCTGCTTGAGAAGGAAAAGCTAGATTTAAGCTTACAGCTTGATCTATATATTGTTGTCTTATACCTGCTTGATTAACTAACTCTAGTTGATTTATTTCTTTAAATGTTTTATAAACCTCTTTTATTGGTATATCATTATCAGGTCCTACCATAATCTTATCTAACTCTTTTATTCCTTGTACTGATCCACCGTCTTTTAATATTTTACTCCATATTTTTTCTGTGTTCAAGTTATGCTTTTTTAACTCTTCCACCAACGTTGGATTTTTTCTAATAAAAGTACCTTTGGCCGATTGATCCGTGAAGACGTTAGCAGCCCAAGGCTCAATACCCGCGCTGATGTTACCGCTAAGCTTGCTGTTGCTAACAGTAGGAGCAATAGCACGTAAGTGAGTATTACGAAAACCAGTTCCAACACACCACAAAGGTTCTCCATAAGCGTCTGCAAGTGCCATTGAAGCCCTTTCGCTTTCGATTTTAATTTGACTAAAAATTCTTCTTGTTTCATATTGTGCTAATAATCCTTCAAACGGAAAGCCTTTTTGTTGTAAGTACGTGTGCCAACCTAAAACGCCTAAACCAAGTGCTCTACCTTTTTCTGCAGATCTTATTGCGTTTTCAAAGCCTCTCCTGTTTTTTGCTTTTTGTATAAATTCTTCTAACACACCATCTAAAAACCATACACTATCGTATATTAAGTTACTGTTTTTCCACTCATCATATTTAGCTAAATTTAAACTAGATAAACAACATACAAAACTATGATTTTCATCTGTGTGTAAAACTATTTCACTACATATGTTTGTCATATGTACTTTTAATGCGTTGTCTTTGTAAGCCGAAGGGTTAGACTTGTTTGTATTTCCTTTAAATAAAATATAAGGTTCACCAGTTGCTTTACGTTTCTGTAAGAGTTTTCCCCAACGTCTTCTCGCAACCTTATCTCCGTCTCTAAGCTTTCGCATAAACTTATCACCGATGACCGCACATTGGTGTAAGTTAAGAGATTGTCTATTGACATCTCCTTTTGGTTCTCTAATCTCGAGCCATTCTTCAAAATCGTCATGTTCAATATTGATATTAACTGATGCAGCTCCTCTTCGGACAGATCCTTGATTAGTGGCAAGTATAGTTGAATCATATATTTTACAAAACGGTACAACTCCGTCACTTGTTCCATTACCTGTTATTTTAGATCCGGCGGGTCTAATTTGATTTATACCGATACCAACTCCACCGCCGTATTTAGCGAGCAGCATCATCTCTAAGTTTTTCTGACCTATGTCAACAATAGAATCAGCGACATCAATACCAAAGCAACTAATAGGGAAACCCCTATCAGTACCAGTATTGCTAAGAACAGGCGAGGCCAAACATAGCCAACCTTTCCATATATACTCAAAAAACGTCTCTTCCATCTCTGGTTTCTGTAGTCTTCGCGCAACTGTTGAAGCAACTCTTCTGTACGCTTGTTTCGGTGTTTCTCCATTATATAAATATCCTCCTTGTATTGTTTTTTTATATACGTCAGCTTCTGCCCACTCTGGGTAGTCCTGACCTTTTATCCATCTATTACTCCACATTATAAATTATTAATTAAGTGTTTTGTCCAAGCAACTAAACCATTAATGTTTAGTGCCACTAAGTTCCATTGTTTTCTTGTTGCTACTTGTATTAACACACAGCAAAAACCAGCTATGTATAATTTAGGTTCTAGTGTCCAATGCGCTGCTAATAAACAGCCTGCGCCAAAATAACCTATTCTACTAGCTAGTTTTTCACCAGGTGTTAATCTTCTACTTCTTACAAGTAGCTTTAATATCTTAGTCTTTGTAAAGTTCTTCATATATATCTTCCTCTGTTATTTGTATATTACCAAATGTCCTCGAAGTCTTCCCCTTCGTTAGCTTTTGAATAATCAGTTGGCCTAACAGCGAAAAAATCAGTATGAGTATGGCCCCCGGTAAGATGATCAAACCAAGCCATTTTATCAATTGCTTTTTCATCATAAAAAGTAAAATCGTGTTCTTTATATTTCTTTGATGTATAACCTAGCTCAGCTAACTTATCACCAACTCTTTTCTTAATAAAATGCTTGAGATCATATTGAGTTATACCTTCTATATCACCCATCTCAAATATCTTACTAATATATTTCATTTCAGCATTGTGCATTACTAATGCAGCTTCAAATATATGAGGTTCACATTCAGCTTTTAACCCTGGTATTTGTGAACACATATGTCTAAATAACTGACAACCCATTCGACTGTGTAGACTTTCATCTCTTACAGACCATTTCATTTGTTGCCCAATACCTTTAAGTAAATTACGCATTTGAAAGCTATACAAAACTGCAAAAGCACTATATAAAGATACTCCTTCTGCGAAAGCAGAAAAAACAGCCAATGACTTTCCAATACCCACGG